GAGATAAGGTTAAAATTATTACACCGGCTGCAGTTTCAATTTCAACATTAGGCTCAAGCAATATTACCTATGATGCACTAGAACCTACTGCAACAAGTCTTGTTATTGACCAAAAGAAATTTTTTGCTTTTAAAATTGATGATGTTGCTCAAGTCCAAGCTAATACTGATATTATGGAAGCTCATTTGAAAAATGCTAAAAAAGCAATTGAAGAGGTTCAAGATTCTTACTTATTAGCACAACATGCATACGCATCTTCTGATAATGTTGTAGGTACTGAAGAAACTCCTATTACTTTAAATAAAACAACAATTTATGAACAATTTGTTAATTTAGCATTATGTTTAAAAAATTCAGATGCAGTTTCTGCAGATAAACGTCCTTGGGTAGTTATTAACCCTAAAATTGAATCTTATTTATTACAAAGTACTGAATTTATTAATGCTCATAATGTCGCTGATGAAACATTAAGAGAAGGTGCTATTGGTAGAATTGCAGGCATGGATGTTCTTGTAAGTACAAATTTAACTGCCGTTGATAATAAATTCTATGTACTAGCAGGTACAAATGACGCAATTACATTTGCTTCCCAGTTATCTAAAATCGAAAGTTTAAGAGATAAAGATAGTTTCTCTGATCTGGTTAGAGGCTTATATTTATACGGTGCTAAAACTGTACAACCAAAAGCATTGGCAAAAATGATTGTCAGCGCAGCATAACCCCAACAAATCGGCTGTACCTTTTAAAGGTACAGCCACCTCAAAAGGAGAAAATAATGTTTAAAAATTTAAAATTAAAGATAAAAGAAATTGCAATGCAGGCAGTTCAATTGGCGGAAGAAACTTTAGGTAGTAATAAAGGCAAAGAAAAGAAAGCATTGGCAATTGAATATATTGTTTCACACATCCCTATCATCGCACCATTACAACGACTTATTGCAATGCTGTTATCAAGCTTTATTGATGACGCAGTTGAGTTCGCTGTTCAGTATATGAATGAAGGAGGTTTTGATGGAAGAAGTGAATAATATAGAAAGTATTTCATCATCTGCCGACCAACAATTGTTTGAGAGTGAAAGTATTTCACAGGACGCAGCAAGGATTCAAGGTCTTGTAAATTCCGGTTTACTAAATCCTCAACAAGGGCAATATTATATGAGTCAATTGGCAAAAAAATCTATGGAAAGACTCGCACAAGAGCAAATTCCTCAAACGACCAATATCAATTCAGCTTCGGCATTAGAAGAATTTTCAAGGGAAAATCCAAATTTCTTTAATACTGAAGGTAGAGGCGATATTTTGAATTACTTACAAAATTCAAATTTTATTGTTGATAAAGATGAAATTAACTTGATTACCCAAATGGTAGAAAAATTAGAAAAAAGTGCTGTAGAACGGTATATCAAGCAACAAGCTCATGAAAAAACACTTAATGAAAACAATGAACTGGCGAAAAGAAGATTAACAGCGAATGCTCAAAACACTTCATCAACAGGAAATAATTTAAGTAAAGTTTTTACTCGTGAGCAGATTGGCAGAATGAGTGGTGCGGAATTTACAAAAAACGAACCCCTTATAATGGAACAACTTAGAAAAGGTTTAATTAAGTAAATTCTATCCTCTTTTAGGCGGCTATTGCCGCCTAATACAGAGGATAAAAGGAGAATGAATGAATTATTTAGATTTGATTAATAAATGTTTGGTTGAATTAAATTACAAACAGGTTAATACATTTGCAGAACTTACCAAAAATGACCACAAAAAAATTAAAAATATTATAAATCTGGTCAATACAGAAGTATGTAGATTTGATAAATGGAATTTTTTATTAAAAAAGGAAGAATTGGTGTTGCCTAAAAATACAGGCGAATTAAAAAACACAATTTCTGGTAGAATTACACTAGTTTTGGTTGATGGAATTAAATATGATTTTTATAGTGATTTTAAAAAGTTTTTAACAAATTCTCAACCGATGTTTACGTATTCAGAATTCAATGATAAATTGCTTTTCCCAATTTTCAATGAAGATAAGACTATAGAAGTTATATATTATTCGGAAAATACCGCAGTTGACGATGATGGAAATGAAAAAATGTATTTAAATAAAGAAAAAGACATTTCTTTAATTCCGGATCCATTTGCAGAACCTATACTGGTGTATGGTACTTGCATGCGTTTAAAAGCAAGTGCACAGCATGTAAAATTCAGTTATTGGCTAAGTATGTATAAAGATGCGTTGTCCAATTTGCGTTCTAAAAACTGCGTAAGTATGGACGACACACCGGTCATAAATCTTTTCAGAAATTAAGGATAAAAAAAACAGGAGTTGAACCCCCTGTTAAGATTTACACTAGCCGAAATATAAATAGCATGACTATTATACAATTTTTTTTCAAAAAACACAAATTATACTAAGAAATGTAAAAATGAAACAGTTAACTCAACAGCAAAAAAAATTTGTTACAGAATACATAAAATGCCTAGACGGTGAGGTTTCAGCCAGAAAAGCAGGTTACAAATCAAAAGATTTGAAGAGTATTTCCGGAGAACTTTTATCTAAAGATTTCGTAATAAATGAAATAAAACTTCAATTAAAAAAGCAAATATCTTCTCTTTGTGTAAACAAAGGTTATGTTATTCAGAAATTATTACAAATAGCAGAATTTTCGTTAGAGGAAGAAGATATTTTAGATAAAGAAGGTTATCCTACTGGAAAAAAGAAGCTTCGTGATACTTCTGCAGGGTTAAAAGCTTTAGAAAGTTTATGTAAATATCTAGGTTTTCAAAATAGTGAAGAAGAATACAAAGAAGCTAAAATAATTACAATTTCCAACTTGGATGATAGCAAAATTTAGAAAGGAATATTATGAAAGACATGGAACAAGTGTTGTTAAACAACGCTTCACTTGACGAATTAATAAAAATGAAAATAGAAGAAGAGTTTAAAACAAATTCTACACAACAAAAACAGAAAGCAGGCAAAAAAACAATTTATGATTTAAAAGAAGTGCCATCTGATATGATATTTACTAAAAATTCAGTTTTCAGAGTTTATAATCGTATGAATAAGATGGAATCATTGATAAACGGAATTCAAGCAGATGCGTTAATTGGAATTCAATCAGGTATTAGAGAAAAATTTCTAGAAAAAGTCTTGACTGCTTTTTCAACTGAAGATGCATACGTAAAATTTGAAAAAGTTGTTATTTAATGTGTAAGTTTGTTCAATTTGAAATAAAACATTTTGTTTTTGTTAGTCAGCTTTATAACAAATATAAAAAATATTTGGAAGATGACTACAATGAAGATACCTTAGCCGGTTTAATAAAGCGAACAAGTCCTTTTTTCTGGGTAATACTCTCCGACACTACACCAGCCGGCTTTGTGTATCTTGAAAACATAGTGGGGAACAGTAAAAAATTACATAGTGCCGAGGTTACCACGTGTTTCCATCAAAATTTTTGGGGAAGTTTCCCAAAATATTGTGCCAAGATTTTTTTCAAAAAATGTTTTGCTGAATTGGGATTGTACAAAGTTAAAGCTTTAGTATATCCACAAAATCAAAGAGTAAAAACTCTTTTAAAATCAAGTGGTTTTGCCAAGGAAACGGAACTTGTTGGTGAAACATATAGAAACGGAAAACCACAAAATATTGAAATATATTCACTGTTTAGAACATATTATGAGGTAAATGAAAATGAAATTTGAAAAAGAAGATTTAACTACTGAAATTAAACAAGAAGACGAACATCTGCTTTTAGCAAATATTGTGAATAAATATGATAAATTTGAGGAAGCCCGAATTTCTCAATTAACAGATATAAAAGCTGTTCGTAATGCAATATATGATGCGACTATTCCCAAAGTAAATGCTTGGGGAAGTAAAATGCAGTTGCCTGAAATTTATGAACTGTCGCAAACTTTAAAATCTCATTTAGGGCAAATTTTGTATTCACATCCTGAAGCTATGTTTGATGTGTCAGGTACTACACCGCAAACTCAAGCTTTTGCTAATAAACAAAAAGCAATGTTGGTCAATACTTTTGAACATATGAAAATTGAAGATGAATTCGAAAAAGTAATTGATAGTATTGTAGAAACTGGTGAAACAACTTTATTTGTCGGTTGGGAAACTAAGGTCAAACAAACAAGAAGAGCTCAAACTTTAGAAGAACAAATTCTTAATCCTACGGAGCAAGGATTTATAGTTGAAGAAAAAATTGTTTATGACAACGCAAAAATAAAACATATAAAATCTGAAGATTTTGTATTTGATAAAAATAATCGAGATAATTGGGATAATTGTGCCAAAATTTATAGAACTTATTCTACGTTAGATGAGATTATATCAGATAAATCAAATAATTTGTTAACAGATGACAAACTGGAAACTTTGAAAGGAGTGGTGGTAAGCAAAAAAAATAAACAAGATGACTTAGCTGTTGATGGCAAAAAGATAGAAATTTTGGAATATTGGGGAGATATTGAACTTTTAGATGGAAGAATATTAAAAAACTGGCTTGTTGTGGTAGCAGCAAGAAAAGAAATTATTCGTTTTGAAGCAAATCCATTTGTAATAAATCCGTTTATTCATGCAAATATTATAGAGAGTCCAACAACATGTAGGGGAATTTCGCCACTAAGAGTTGCGTTAATATTAAATAATATTTCTTCAACTATACTTAATAAACAAATTGATGCATTAGCTCTGATGATGAACCCACCGTATTTAGCTCCCAAAGGGTGTTTTAAAGGAGAGCAAGATGTTCGTCCAGGTAAAATTATCGAATATGATGCTGCGTTGATGCCAAATCAGCCGACTCCATTGACTTTTGATAAGGCAATGCAAGGTTGGGATTTTCTAAATTATTTCAAAGGTACGATTGAGAGCGCAACCGGTATTTTCAAAAATATGGCAGGAAATATTCAATCAGCAGAACGTACAGCAACTGAGCTTAATTATTCCGTAAGTGGCCAAGAAGCTAGATTAAATATGATGTTAGATGCAGTTAATCGTAAAGTTATTGTTCCTATGGTCGAAAAAACTGCAGAAATTATTGCCAACTTCAAATTGGGTCGAGAAGTTATCGGATTGAACGAACATGGCAAATCAATGTTTTTAGAAATAGATGATAATATTCGAAATGCTAATTATATCTATCGTTATGGCGATAGAAAAGCAACTTTTGAACGTAAGGCAAAATTAAAAGAATTATTTGAAGTTGTGAAATCCTTCGCTCAAGTACCGGAAGTAGAAGAAAAAATTGACTGGATGGAATGCTTCAAATTTGCGTTAGAACAATATGGAATAGAAAATGCAAACAATTTTTTAATTGAGAAATAGTTAATATGGCATATCAATTATTAAAAGCTCAACGAGAATTTTTGGAAATCCCTCATAGATATACTCTTGATGTGGCGGTATATCAAGGTGGTTATGGATCAGGTAAAACTTTTGCAGGGTCGCTATTAGGAATACTACTTTGTTTAAAGTTTCCTGGAGTTAGAGGCTTAGTTGGTGCTCAAACTTATACGTTGGTACGCGATACAACACTACAGACTTATTTTGAACATTTGGACAATATGGGTTTTGTTGATGGTGTTGATTATGATTGGTCTAGCACTTTGCAAAAGCTAACTTTCAAAAATGGTTCTGAAGTGTTATTTAGACATTTTGATGAACCAAATAAATTGAAATCTTTGAACCTTGGCTTTGTCGAAATCGAAGAAATGTCAGATGTACCATACGACACTTTTAAAATGCTTTTAGGGCGTATGCGACAAAAAACAAGAAAATGTTGGAAAAATTTCACATATAGAATTTTTGGGCATACAAATCCGGAAACGCAACGTGGTTGGGTGTATAAAACTTTCATGGAAAGTCCTCCACCTAATTATAGATTAATTACAGCGCCGACTACTCAGAATGTATTTTTACCGGAGGGGTTTTGTGATGAGTTGAAAAAATTATATGATGAAGAGTATTATAATATTTTCGTTCTCGCTCAAAACGGGGATTACAACAATGGATTAGTTATTAAAGATTTTACAGATGCAAACATTAAAGACATATCTTATCAACCGGATATGGATTTGCATATAAGTTGTGATTTTAACGTTGATCCGATGTGTTGGGTTTTGGCTCATAAAACAGAAGATAAAGTTTTTTATTTTGATGAAATTGTTTTAGAAAATACAACAACAGCTAAGGCGTGTGAAGAATTTTGCCACAGATATCCAAACCACAAAGGCCGAATTATAATAAATGGTGATGCTTCCGGAGATAATAGAAGTTGTACGAGCGAATACACAAATTACGTAATTATAAAGAAAAAAT